AGCACACTAGTTAATGGTGGCGTGATAACACCCAATGAAGCCAGAATCGAATTACGGTATCCTAGCATAGCTGGAAATGATACCCTAAGAATACCTGCTAACATTGCAGGTTCAGCAGCCAATCCATCAGAGGGTGGTAGGCCTAGCAACTAAGAGGAGTAAGATGGATATAAAAAACAAAATACTCTATTTTGACAGCAAGTTTACTGCCAAGGCTGCCGGCGAGGACGATGACAGTATCATGATTGAAGGTTATGCTTCAACTAATGATCGTGATCGCCAAGGCGATGTAGTTCCAGCAGGAGTTTGGAAAACAGGTATGGTAGACTACCTGAAAAATCCAATTATTTTAGCATATCATAACCACACTATGCCAATTGGCAGAATGGTGGAGTATAAGGCTGATGATCGCGGACTGTGGATTAAGGCACAGATTCCTAGTGAAATTGGTGATGTGTATAAACTGATCAAAAAGGGAATATTAAGCGCATTTAGCATTGGTTTTAGGGTCAAGGACGCAGAATATAGACAAGATTCTGAAACCTTTATGATTAAAGACCTAGAACTACACGAAATTAGTGTAGTTAGTATACCTGCAAATCAAAACACATTATTTAGTTTAGCCAAGGCATTTGACAGTGCCGAAGAGTTCGAGTTATTTAAACAGCAATTTGCCGATGTTAGCGAATCAGCTAAAGGGCTAGAGTCCTCTACAAACGCAAATAGCGATACTACAAAGGAATGGAACATGGATCCAAAAGAGTTAGAGAAATTATTAGCCGATGCTGCTGCTAAGGCTGCTGAGCAAACAGCACGTGCTGTTGTAGAGGCTCAAACTAAAGCTGCTCAAGAAGCACAGCGTAAAGCTGATGAAGAAGCACAGCTACAAGCTAAGATTAAAGCTGCTGTTAGCGCAGTTCAAACAGTTGACACAGGTGCTGAAAAGCTATTAGCCGAAGTTGAAAAGCGTCTTAGCGAACAAGCTGAAAGCCACAAGAGTGCTCTTGAAGGCCTAGAGAGTGCCCTTAAAGAAAAAGCTGCTGAGCTAGAAGCAATTCAAAAGAGTCGTATGCAGTTTAGCGAGCCACGTGGTAGCGAAGGTGCTACATATGCAGAAAAAGAAGCTGCTGTTTTTATTAGCAAGATCACTAAGAAGCCTATCGAAGAAACCAAGTATGCTAAAAGCCTAGCGCAAAAGTACGCTAGTGGTGGTACAGCTGGTGCTGCAGGTAGTGGTGGTGGAGCAGGTGGTGCAGTTCGCCTACCAGGTGCTACATGGGAAACTGAGGTTAGCACAAACATGGAAAACGAAATTCGCCGTCAACTAGTTGTTGCTGGTACAGTTCGTCAGATTGCAATGCCACAGCCATTTATGAAGCTGCCTATTAATCCAGATGCTGGTGCAGATGCAACCTGGGTAGCAAACAGTGATTTTGGTGGATCAAGCAGCAGCGGTACAGCTCGTACACATGCACTAAAAGACATTGAAATCAGCAGCGCTAAGCTAGCTACTAAAGAATATATCGCCTTTGAAGAAGAGGAAGATGGTCTTATCGCCCTAGTACCTATCATACGTGATGCAATCACACGTCGTATGGCTAAGACACTAGACAAGTCTATGCTACTAGGTAACGATATTGGTGCTACAACATATAGTGCTGGTATCAACGGCTTAGCATATTATGATGCTAGTTCTTCAAGTAGCCCAACAGTTGCTGTTGGTGGTAAGCTAACATTTGCCAAGTTCCAAGATGCACGTCGTGCACTAGGTGTTTGGGGCTTAGAGCCCAGCGAGCTAATCATGTTCGTTAGTCAAACAGCTTACTATGACCTACTAGATGATAGTACTTTCCAAAGCACAGACAAAGTTAGTGAGTCACGTAACTCATTAATTACTGGTCAAGTTGGTTTAATCGCCCAAACTCCAGTAGTTGTTACAGCTCAAATGACAGGTGCAGCTGCTAATGATGCATTAGCTGTTCTAGTCAATCCACGTAACTTCGTTGTTGGTAACCATCGCGGAATGCGTATTGACACAGATGATGAAGTTGTTAATCAGCGTAGAGTCATCGTTGCAAGTATGCGTATCGCAATGACACGTTTAACAAGCAATGAAGGCAGTGGCGTTGTAGCAGTTCGTTACGTCTAATTTTTAATTCTGGCAGGGTTCGCAAGAGCCCTGTCTCTAAAGCCTGCTAGGGTAGGTTTTAGAGACATAGGAGATTTACAATGGCATTAAACTTAACCACTAGAGCAGAGTATAAGACACATGCCGGAATTAATAGCACAACCTATGATGCCCAAATAGACGCACTTATTCCTAGAGTTAGTGATTTTGTAAAAAATTACTGTCGCAGAAGTTTTGTAGACTACTATTTAACTAGTACACCAAAAGTAGAGTATTTTAATGGTGGTTTTCATGCACTACTATTAAAAGAAACACCAGTTAATACAATTATTAGTGTACAAAAAAGTACAGATTATGGTCAAACTTATACTAATCTAACACAGTACACAGATTGGGTTAAAGACGGCGATATGGTAATGAGCATTAGTGCTTATGGGTTTGAAGATAGACTGCGCGGCTATAAGGTTACATATACAGGCGGCTATGATGACGTACCATTTGACCTAGAATTAGCTGTTATGGACTTGATTAGCTACTATAGAAAAAATGATGGTGCTGTACATGTAAATCGTGATATAACACCAAATGTTACACAAATACAATACGTAGCTACTACTAATCTTCCAGCACATATTAAGCGCGTACTAGATCAGTACATGTCGGATTATGTATAATGGCATTTACTAGGGCACTTGAATTAGCAACTGCACTGCAAGCATATGCAGCTAAACAGAAAACAGACACTACTAGTAATGTCGACCGACTGTTGCAAATGACTGGCTTGCGTAAAGGATCTTTTGACAGATTATTTCCTGCACTATTTTCACTACATGGTTTAGATTTAAAAGATGCTTTAGACAGAGCTATCAAAGACAAAGATATTACTCAAAATGCGGCCAATGTAGCAATTAATGCTATTAACAAAGCTATGACCGAAATGGCTAATGAGTGGCCGGTGTTAGACACAAAAACCTTTAAAAGAGTTGACAGATTACTGCAAGGTTTTGTGGATGCTTTTAATGAGTATGGAGCTGATACAATTGACAGAAATAAGGTCAAAGAAATGTCAGCCTATATGGACGAACTAAGTAATATATTTAAAACGCCTTTTGTTGTTACTTATTATGAGGGCAGTAACAGTAGAGTAGCTTCGTTAAAGGTAGCATACAACAGCTTTAATAATTTGCGTGATATAGTAAACAGGCGTATTAAGAAATTTATTGATGCAGAATTAACTGCCAATAAGATTACAAATTCCAAACTAAAAGATCAAAACTATTTAACTACTAAGATTATTAACTGGGGTCATACTAAAGCAGATGACTCAATTATTAGTGGAAAAATTTTAGCAGAATTAATGAGTGCTAAAAATGCTCTTAAAACAGTAGACAATAGTGGAGAAGCTTTTAAGTTAATAGTTAATGACTTCTTAGAAAAAACTGGTCAAGAAAAAACTGTAATACAACTATCTACTGGTGAATTAACTAAAGGTGACACAGAAGTACTGCAGCTAGTAATTTCATCTGGATTATTTCAAACAGCTATTATACAAAATAGACGTGAAAATCAGCAAGACTTAGCTTTACTAGAAAGAAAGTGGAGTTTATTAGACGCTGTTGGTAGACTTGAATTATTAAAGACTTTCAAAGTAGGTAGTTTAACAGAATTAGCTAACTTACTGTTAAAAGTAAAGTCAAGTCCTAGTGTATTAGACAATATTCAAACAATTATTGTAGATGCTATTACAGGTAAAAAATCAAAAGCTACTAAAAAGTCGCAGGTATTACTTAATAAAAGTACGCCTATTACAAAGCGACGCAAATCTGTAAAAATTGCACAAAAGATTACACCAAATTTACGAGTTGATAGCAAGCCAGCATTTGTAGAAAGTGGTCTAGAAACAAGTTTAACTAATCTTCGTAATTTACTAAACAAAGATTTAGTAGAAACAGTTAAACGTAATATGGGAACTGGTAGTCGCCGTGATATACTTAATTTACGTAGCGGCCGGTTTGCTGAAAGTGTACGAGTAGAGCAATTAACACAGAGTAGACAGGGTATGGTTACAGCATATTATACTTATATGCGTAATCCATATGCAACATTTAGTGAGGGTGGGCAGCAAGAGTTACCGCGTAGTAGAAACCCTAAACTGCTAATCAGCAAAAGTATTCGTGAAGTAGCAGCACAGGCGAAGATAACAAGATTAAGGGCTGTACTAGTATGAGTAAGAGAACCAGTATTGTAAAGGCCCTTGCCACAGCGTTTAAAAGTATAAATGGCACAGCGCCTTATACTACAAATTTATATAATAACAGTTTTGCCAAACTAAAATTCTGGGATGAAGTAAACGACTTTCCCTGTGTATACCTAAGTCCAGGCACTGAAATACGTGAATATCATCCTGGTGACTTTGCCTGGGGCATGCTTGGTATATGTGTAAAAGTTTACTGTAAAAGTGAGGATGGTGCCCAAGAGCAACTAGAAGATCTACTAGAAGACCTAGAACGCTGCATAGATGCTAATCGTCAACTAGTATATGATGCAACTAACAATTATGAAACAACAGAAATATTAATAGACTCGATAACTACGGATGAGGGCCTCTTAGCTCCCTATGCAGTTGGCGAGATTAACTTACAAGTTCGTTATCAGATCATGTAAGCAACCGTGCTCTAAAAGTCTAAGCACAGATAAACGTCTAGTCGTGACTGGCTGAGCACTCATAAAGAGGAATAAAAACATGAGTTTTAATTTACTTCGTAATAGTAGGGTATTCTTTACTACTGCAGTAGGAAATAGTGGATCAGGCTTAGGAGTTATTGGTGGTACTGGAGCAGCCGCAATTACTAATGCTAATACTCGCGAAATCCAGGTATTAGACGGATTTGGTTTTAGTCAGAATACTACTAGTGAAACAGTTACCTTAAATGAAACAGGTGCTGCACCAGTACGCGGGCAGCGCAGCTTTAATACACAGCTAGATCCTGTTGATTTTAATATGACTACTTACATTCGCCCAGTAGATACTACAGTAGGTGGTACAGCACTTGTAACAGCCGAAGAAGCACCATTATGGAATGCAATGTTTAGCAGTGTTGCAATGAATATGTCTAGTGCTACTGCGGTAACTGGTGCTGCTTGGTCAAATGTTGCCACAGGCTCAAGCCCAGCAACTTGTGTAGCTACAAATAGTAATAAGCATCAATTGTTACGATTTGGTTTAATCATTCTTATTGACAATACCTGTTTTTTAATTGATGACTGTGTATTAAATACAGCAACAATTGATTTTGGTATTGATGCTATTGCAAGTGTACAGTGGGCAGGTCAAGCCAAAGCTATTCGCAGAATAAATGCGCCTGATATTGATGATGCTAACGGTGACTTTCAATATAAAACTGGTGAAACTGACACAGTTACCCAAGCACTATTTCCAGGAGGCACAAGCACATTTTTACCAAAAATTACTAGTGCCGCATTTTTAGCTAATAAACTAAGTGTAGTTGAGTTAAAATCAAATATTAGTGGTGTAAATATTACATCTCCCGCTACTCCTACTCAAAGTTATAATTTACCACTAACTGGCGGTAACTTAACAATTAGTAATAATGTTAGTTATTTAACTCCTGCAGTTATTGGTGTAGTTAATCAACCAGCTACTTATTTTGCTGGAACACGTGCAATTAGTGGTAGCATGACTGCTTACTTACGCGTTGGAACTAACGAAACTGCTGGTTTACTAGGTAATTTGTTAGCAAATGCTACCACAGATGTAGATCCAGCTTTCTATATTAAAATATCAATAGGAGGTACTGCTGCTACTGATCGTGTAGAAATTGAAATGCCTGCTGTAGTATTAACAATTCCTACAATTGCTACTGAGCAAGTTATTAGTACAACTATTAATTTTACAGCTCAAGGTAAGAATGGAACTACTGGTGCTGAATATTTTGATCTAACACAAGCTAATGAAATTAATATAAAATATTACGCGTAAATTTTATCAACCGAGACCGGTACTATACCGGTCTCACTAACCTTAAGAACAAATGGCAGATCTTAGTTTAAAATCATTATTAGTACCCTCTAAAAGTATTGAGGTAGAATACCCTGGCATGCCAGGTTTTACAGTTAGTTTAGCTTTTTTAAGTCGTGAAACTGTTATTAATATTCGCAAAAAAGCAACTAAAACAACATTTAAAAATCGTCAAGCTCAAGAAGAGTTAAATGATGAATTGTTTCTACAACTATATGTAGAAAATGCCGTAAAGGGCTGGACTGGTTTAAAAATCAAATATTTAGAACAGCTGGCACCTGTAGATGTAAGCAAACTAGATCCAGAAGACGAGCTAAACTACAGTGCAGAAAATGCACTTTACTTAATGAAGAATTCTAGTGATTTTGATAGTTTTATTAGCGAGCAGGTCAGTGACTTGGGAAACTTTTCGAAGAACAGCTCCAAAGCGTAGAGCAACAATTAACTAATTACTTTCAAAATCAACAAGTGTCTATGACACGCGAACGCTATCTAGAGATGTGTGAACTTATGGGTAGCGAACCAGTAGAAAGCGAGATACCAGTAGAATTTGAAGACTTTCCAATAGATGTACAACAAGCAGTTTTAGTATATCGTATGCTTAAAGACGAATGGGAAGGTTTTAATGGACTATACTTAGGCAAGAGCTATATAGGTCTTACAGAAGTTCTAGACTATATGGAGATTGATATTAGTGATAGAAAACTGGTAGTGCAGCTTATAAAATTAATAGATAATGTTAGAAGTGATCAACTAGCAAAACAACGAGAACAACAAAAGCCCACTAGTAGTTAAACAGTGGGCTTTTTTGTTGCAAAAAATTTTTGTATTTGACATTTTAAAACCCTTGTGGTATACTTGGTGTAATCTAGCATAAAACGTGCTAACTGAAAAAATTCACCTGGAGTTGCTATGGCAGGTAATCGTATAGATATTAATCTTAGTGT